GTCCGCAGGATCAAACCCCGGCACCCGGCAGGCGTGCACCGCGCCTGATCAAGACGGATACCGGCGAAGTGCGCATGTCCAAGGTGTTCGCTGAAGAACCGGCACCGCCCAAGCTGCACGGGCTGGACGAGTATACGCCCGAAGAGAAGATGAAATTCTTGGACGCGCTCGACCGGAAAGGTCCGGACGGCAAGGACATGCTATCCCCGGAACAAAAGCAGGAAGCCCTTTCACGCACGCTGGATGTGCCGAAGAATAAAGTGCTTGCCAACATCGACAGGCTTCCGGAATTTCTGGAGCAGGCACGCGAGGAACGGAAACGGGCTAAACGTGAACTGTCGACTGGAGGAGAAGCCCGCAACCTGCAGGACAAGGCACACATAGAAGGTATCCTTGCCGCGCACGAGAAGGCGGTTGCCGCCAACCCACGGACAAAGGACAACGAGACGCTTGGCGAAGCGCTATCGCGTGCCAAGAATATTGTAGATGCAGTCAATGCCGAAACCAACAAAACCGTTGCCGAATTGACCAAGGCCCAGCCTAAATTCAAGCACGTATTTACTGGCAAATACGACACGACGGCGATGGAGAACCCGCCCCCCGCCAGCAAGGTGGTAGATGCCGCGCGCAAACTTCTGGCGCGCCCAACCGAGAAACAGAAGTTCGAGTTCACGCGGGAGGAGATTCTCGCTCACGCACCGGAAAACGAGGTGGTCGACCCGAAAACCGGAAAAGTGCGCGATGTCGATATCGAGACGCAATCGAAAGGCGGCATGGCCGACCAACCGGAAGTTACCGCTAAGGTAACGGACGCGGATACGCCGGAGCCGCGCTACGCCGTGCCGCGCGAATTCCCTGACGAGCCAACCCGCAAGACCGACTACGACTACCTGCAGGACAAGCTGAACAACCTGTCCGACGAAGCCCATGACATGCTGCAGGGCAGGTGGGGAGAGCCTATCGAGAAGACGCTCGCGGAAACCAAGAACCCGGCCGAGTCGTGGACCAACATGGTGGTCGAGCTGAGCGAGGCGCAGGCCGCGCGCAACAAGTACCGGCACAAGCTGCCAGACACGCTGGTCAAGTCCACGCCGGTCAGCGACCGTGCCGGTATCGCGCGAGTCGAGCAGACCGGCCGGTTCGACCCGACCAAGGCGGCAGATTACACCAAGCTCACCAAGGCGGATCGGGAGAAATCTCCCGTTCGCAAGCTCGACCCGGACACCAAGTACTATCAGGACATCGCAGACGCCGCGTTGAAATTTTTCCGCAACCTGCGTGGTGACACGAACGGCTCGCTCGATGTCACCAAGATATTCAAGTGGATCGACAAGTACGAACAGAAATTCAACCGCGACACCGAGCCCATGGTGCCGACCGGCATGACCCGATTGTACCGTGCCGAACGCCCGAGAACATTCCGGGGGGAAGGCACAGACAGCGTCCCCGAATGGGTGCGGGACAGCGATCAGTTTCAAGGCATTCTGAATGCCGAAGGGCGCTGGTTCGCTGCGGATCGTAATGAACTGCAGTGGTATACCGACTGGCTTAAGCGTGATGGCACCTCCAACCCCATCACCAAATACGTAGACGTGCCGACGTCTGTCGTGGACCAGTATCGGGTCGATAACCTATCTGGCGCAGACGGCAAGGCGGCGCAGAATTTCTCCCGTCGCTGGGACAAGGAATTCTTCCTGCCGCGCGAACTGGCTGACCGGCGCGTGGCGTTCGAGCCCGAGGACATGGGGCTGGTCGATCACCTGCGCCGGTTGTGGGGTGACGAGCACGGCGCACTGGACATCAGCAGGCTGCGCAACATCCTGCCAGATGCACGCAGCAGGGCGCGCAGCGAGTTCGACCCGACGGCAACCGAGCAAACCAGAAACTACGCGGCTTCCATAATGGCGGGTGACAAGTTTGGCCACGCTGTCACTAGATTGCGCAACTCGGTTTCCAAGCAATTGAATGACGGACTCAACGCCGATGCAAAAGCCAGCGTCAGGCCCGCTGCCGAGACTGATGCGATTGGCCGTGCCATCGAGAACCGGACAGAGAACAGGTTAACGCCAGAGCAACAAAAGTGGATGAACGACAACGTTGTTCCACGGCACAAGGAATACGACGAGCGATACGTCCGGGTACGCGACCTCAAGACCGAACTCGGAATAAAGCATGACATGCCCGAACCTGTGGACCTCGGTCCCGGGTTTGTCAGGCATCTGCCGCGCCGGGAGGTGAGGTTAGCGGAAGATGTCGATGCGTTCGATCCGCGTTTCACCAACACCAACCCGTTAGGCACCGAAAAACCCACCCTAAAGGAGCGCGCATGGTTCAACCTGCAGGCCGGGCCAAACGGTGCACGCGAGTTCTACCATATCAACGATGACGGCAACATGGTCGCATACAAAGACGGCGTTGCGGGCAATGTCTACCGTGCAGATAGCTTCCCGAAGGACTTCAATCCGGGGCAGGTAGGCAGCAAGTACCTCGACGGCCGGGTTGTGACCAATGCCTCGATTGAAGAGATCATGCGGCATGGGCGCGGCGAACCAAAGGTGCCGGGTGGAAGCCCCGTCAAGCTAAACTATGAACGCAATCCGATGTTCGTGTTGTCGACCGCGATCAAGGACCTGATCCACGCAGAGACAAGTCTGAAGTTCATCAAGGAGCTGCGCGACAACCCCGATTTTCAAAAGAACATTGCTTCCACGCGCGAAGAAGCTGTCAAGAAGTGGGGCGAGAAGAAAGTAGCACAGACCATATTGGAGGGGGGTACCTTCCATAACAAGTGGTTCCCCAAGCCGATGGCGCGTGCACTGGATGACTTGGTCAAGCAGGGTTTCAATTATAATGGCAACACCGCGCTTGAGGCTATTTCCCGTTTCAACCAGTCAACGATGAAGCTGTTCTATTTCATAGGTCCGGTGGTGCATCCGCTCAACGAGGCCGACAAGCTGATAATCGGGCGCGGCTACGACAACCTCAACCCATCCAAGACCATGCGCAACTTCAAGAAAGGGTATGACGCAGTCCGCGCGCAGGGCGATGTTATGGAAGAGATCATGATAGCTGGCGGCAACCCCATGTTCATGCACGCAAAGGTGTCACGCTACGAACAGAATTCGGCAAGGCTGTTGGGTGTAGAACTGGCCGAGAAGCACTGGAAATACGATCCGCTGTTTGCAAAGGCTGGCATCAATACCAAGGCCAAGTACTGGGAGCCCGCATACCAAGGCTCCAACAAGGGCATGTGGTGGTCCACCGATGTCATGTACGCGATGCTCTATCACGACATGAAGGACCGTCTCGGTGGCGGGCACAAAAACTGGGAAAAGAAATACGCCGACCTTGAGAAGCTGAACAACATCGAGAAGCCAACCGCTGCGCAAGTCAGGCAGCGCGATGAACTCAACGCATGGACCAAGGACCTCGCACGCAAGTCGGTGATCGAAACCGAAAAGATCATCGATGGGTACACAATCCCTTCGACATTTGGCAGGGCACTCGGTCTTGACGATGCAGGTCGCTTGATGCAGCAAATAGCTGCCGACCCGATAACCGCCAACTTCGCGCGCTACAGCTATGGCCTGATCAAGACACTGGTCAACATCGGCAAGAACATGGCGGGCAAGAACGAGAACATGTCCCCGGGCCACAGTGCCGCGCTGGGGTTCTCGCAAGCCGCCACGATGATGGGCATGATCAGTTTACTTTATCCGGCGCTATCGGCGGCTTATTCGAAGATGCCGTGGGCCAAACCAGAGAGTGAAGTCGAATTGCGTGGTGTTTCCCGTGTCGCTGCGCTCGTGCCAGAGACAGCACATAAAGGCATCAAGGATACGTACAGCAAGATCGCGGCACGTGCGCTGTCACCGTCGGTTGGTCTCAATTATGCAACAACTTCTTTTATGAACCGCGACAATGTCGGGCGGCCGATACTTGAGAGTGCGGGACCGGGTGGTTGGGCGGCGGTGCCGTTTCAGGCGGCAGGGCACGCGTTCGACCAGTTCGTCTCGCCTGCCGGTCAGGTGTCGCGGGCTTACGCACAGGAGGGCGGTGAATTTGCCGTCAAGCGGTTCATCGAGAGCAACTTCGGCGTCAAGACACCGTCGGACGCACAGGTTCGCTACGAACAGAAGCGCCACCAGACTGACAAACGGCAGGGTGAGGCACGCGAGAAGCACCCGCGCGGCGTGTTCGACATGCTGGGCAACGAGGCGCGCAAGCTGGTGCGCGGCTACGAGGAAGGCGGCCTCGTTACCGCCACGGAAACCGACAACGACGACGGCCCCGAACAGCCGGATTATGCCGACACTAATTTCAACACCCGGCTCGATCCTGACGACGAGGAAAAATTCCAGCAGTGGAAGGCCAAGAACATGCCGCACGACAGCGGCCGGGACTACGATTTGCGCGGGGCCTACAAGGAAGGCGACAGCCCCACCGAGGATACCGGGCACCTTGGCGACCGATATAAGAAACCGACGCACCCGAGCTTCAGCACGCAGTCGAAGTACTACAAGTACGCACCAGACCGCGCACGAGTATGGAAGAGTGACGACCCGAACGAAACGGAGTCGAAGCCGGTCAATCAGGGCGGCCAGATCGAGGGGTTCGCGCGCGGTGGTGTGATCCCAATGAGCAGGAGGGCGTGATGCCACCAGTATCCGAAGCTCAGCGCCGCGCGATGCGCGCAGCCGCTGCAGGGAAATCTACGCTGGGTATCCCGAAGAAAGTCGGTCGTGAGTTCAGCGCCGCAGACAAGGGCGGCAAACTGCCGAAACGCAAACCACAGGAGAAGCAGAAATGAAGGGTTCAGGACCCAAGACCGCGAGCTACGCCAAGGGTGGCGAGGTGCTGCACAAGAGCAACAGCCGGTTCCTCAAGACCCCCGACCGGTTTCGCGAGGGGCAGTTCAAGGCGAAGACCGAAGTGCCCGCACCGGTAGTCAAGGAGAAGTCGGTGAAGGCGGTCAAGCCTCGTGGCTGAGAAGTCCTCGCACAGCGTGGCGAACTACGGTCCCGGCGACAAGGACGAGTGCTGTGAAATCTGCACCATGTACGTGAAGGGGTCCCCACCGCACTGCACGTCGGTGGTGGACCCGATCTCTCCCAGCGGATGGTGCAGTTACTTCAAGCAGCAGAAGCGCGCTCGACCGCGCCCTTCGTAGGGTCATACAACGCGGCACGCACCGCGCAGTCTTTCGCTTCGAGCAGCTTGCGCAATGCCGCTGTGCGCTCTTCGTTGAACTGGATCGTGTTGCACAGGTGGTGTGCCAGCGCCCAGAACATCTTGCTGTGCTTCTGCAGGTGCTCGGGCAGGTGGCTGTAGTCGAAGTATTGCAGGATGGGTTCGCGTGTCATGCAAGCTCCTTGCGTTTGCGACCAACAGTAACCTAGTTTCACGACAACCGTGACATCCCGCAGTGCCCGATTCCTACCGCTGCCGTTATCCATAGGCTGCATTGGTCAGCGAGACAGCGGCATTCGGGGGGTATTTCCCCGGTGCGGTCGACCCGGTTGGTTACGGCCCCGGCCACCATGGCAAACGCGAACGGGCACCACTGTCTTTTTGCTTCCGACATTGGCTTGTCGATGCTGGGCTGGACAAGGGGTTGGACTGCATCGATCACGACACGCTCCTGTCGATGGGGATTACCGTCGCGGTAACCGGCGTCTGCGTCACGATACGCTGGTCGGGCGGGGTGTGGGCGTGGAGGTCGTTCCACCATGGCGAGTCCGGGCCCGGTACCGGGATGCGGATGACGGGCTCCCGTCCGCCACCCAGCACCCCGGCCCCGGCCGCAAGGTTGAAGCGACCGGGCTCGGTCGCGCCAAAGTGCCTGACGAGGCCACTCAGCACGGATGACGGAGTAGCTTCCCTTAGCACAAGCCAATCGAAGAACTTGGTGCGCGACACGTCAATTAGACCGTCGGATACCGACAACCGAATGTGTATAGGGCGAGGCCGCAAGGCGTTTACCCCGGCCACCCACACGATGGCAGGCGGATGACCCGGCTTGCGTGCAGGCATGGAATTGATCCAGAGCGCGTTGTCGCCGTAGGTCTTTAGGAATTGCGTGAACCAGTTCTGCGAGTTGTTGCCACTGCCTGCGACCACGTCGGCATTCATCATGCGATTGCGCTGCCGTATGAACTCGGACTTCATGAATGCCCAGATTTCCTTGAGATTGAAATTGCACCCGATCTCGTTGCCCAGCATGGCCCCGACAAAGATGGTTGATGCAATGGCGCAACGAAAACGCTCTTCCGACTTGACGTTGACCTCCTTGGAGAACCGCTTCAGCGCAGCTTTCACCAAGCCATGGATGCGTACAACATCGCGGCCAAGTAAAGCACTATAGCGCACACCCACATGTCCGTAATTGTAATCGAGCGCATTGGTCAGCCCGTCGATGTCGTAGTGGTGGTGGGTGTCGTCGCGTTTTTCGACCTGATACTCGAAGACCCGCTGCAGCTTGGCGTCGGTGCCGGTGTTGGCTTCCACGATCTGCTCGACCATGGATCGGTTGGACGCCACCTGCATCAGGGTCTGCCACTCGTCGTAAATGTGCAAGTCGCGCCCGCTGGTCAGCTTGGACCCGCCCGACCCCTCGGTGGAACTGAGAATGTCGATGACCTGCTTCATCTTTTCGAAGCTGTCGATCTCGTCCCAGTACACCGGCAGGTTCTTGATCAGGCCCATCTTGTGGATGATACCCTTGCGGGAGCTGTCCGGTTTCTCCTTGGTCAGCTTGGGCGTGCCCCATAGGGCAGCGCCAAGGTGCATCGACGTGGTCTTGTGCGCACCCGACTCGGGTGACCATGCATTGATCACCCCGTTGTACTGACCGGTGGCAAACGACAGCGGCGCGGCAAAGCTCGTCGCGACGATGCACTCCAGTGCCGGGTGGTGCTGCGCGGTAATGACATGCAGCAATTCGAACCACGCATCCTCCTTGCCCTTGGGCGAATAGAACGCCTCAAGCTGCTTGTCGGAATACCCGGCAGGGCGCGGCTTGCCGGTGGTCATGACCACACGCCCGCCATAGGCAAACCCCACCGGCATCGCCCCGCCTTCCTCCTCGCGCAGCCAGCCAAACGGCAGGGTCTGCTGCCGCGCTCGGTTTTCGTCCAGCTTGGCCATGAACGAGGTCACGAAGGTAATGATCCTCTTGGGTGCTATCTTGGTGTTCGGCTTCACGCCGTGCTTGCGCAGCGCTTTGAGTATCGTCGTATCGTTGATCAGGTCGTCGGTTTCACTGATCTCGGCCTTGTCCCATTTGCCCATGTCCAGCGAGGTCATGAACGTCAGCATACGTTTGCCGGATTGTGCCTGAAAGTCCTTCAGCTTGCACCAGAACAGCGGTTCGTAGTGTGTGGATTCGTTGCCGTTGCGATCTTCTTTCTTCACGATCTCGCAGATGTAGCCCTTCCCGTTGATAGTGTAGTCTTCCGGCAGGTCGACCGGGACATCGTCCAGCGGCGGCAGTATCTGGGCTGGCGCAATCGGGCGCACCCGCTCCGCGAGGTTCAGCGGCGAGCGCAGGCGGTTGTAGTAGGGGCACGAACTGCACTTGGCTCCTTCGCCTTCGAAGGTCTTGCAGGATGGCCAGCCAAGGTTGAATTCGGCGCGGTCCTTGAGCTTGCGGTCGAACATCCGGTCAGATTCTTCGGGCGTGTACGTGGGATAGCCGTTCGCGAGCTTGTGGTAGATTTCCCGCCCCCCTTCCAACCACGTGCAGGCGAGCGCGTTCAGGTGCCACAGGCCCTGCGACTGTCCCTTGCCATGGGTCCGGTAGCTGTCCTGAAAGTGGAAACAGCCCTTGAATATCTCGGCCTTGTCCAGCGGCAGGTCCGGGTCGTTGCGCCCGATACCCGCGCCGATGTTATCGGTGCGGGGGTCGAGGTGCGCGAACAGCTTGGAGACCCCGTTGGCGAACTCGGGCGGCAACTGGAACACGGTTACCGGCGCGGTAACCGGCGCCTTTGTGGCGGCAGGGGGCGGCGGGGCCTTGGCGGCCAGCGCCACGAATGCTGCACCTGCGAAGTCGTAGCTGTCGCCAAGGTGGACCAGCTTTACCGGTCGCGGCGTACCCGTCTTGTTGTTGAATGTCCCCGGCACCCGCATGATACGGGCGGCATCGGCGGTCACGCCCGCATCGCACTTCAAACCCAGCCGGATTGCCTCTGCCTTGAGCCCTTCGGCGTAGGGGCGCCACTCATCGGGCGTCAGCGGCTTGAGGCTGATCCAATACACATGTATCCCGCCCCCCGTGACGATAATCGCGGTAGGGGGCGGCAGACCGGCCTTGAGGCGAAAATCGTTAACAGCAGCAATGGCTTCCGCCAGCGTGGCGTAGCCCCCGGGCTTCACGTCGGCATCGATCCAGATCGCCTTGAACCCCAGCGCCTTGGACGAGTGCCGGTGCGCGGTCCACCGGTTGGCCAGCTGCTTGCCCCGGTCCTGCTGGGTGGACAGGCAGAAGTACATTTCCTTGAAGTGACCCGGCTTGGTCGAGGCAAACTGCACGAAGCTCATGAACTCGTGCAGGTGCTTGAACGGGCGACCACGCAGCCCGGTGCCCTTTTCTGGCGGCACTTGCCAGTGCAGGTTGATCCAGCCGGGGGCATTGTCGTCCCCCGGCCAGACCACCACGCGCGACATGAAGTCGGCGGGCGTCATGCGCTGACCCCCTACTTGGCTATCAGCTTGGCGATCTCGGCGTCAAGTTCGTCGTCGCTGGCCTCGACCTGACCCTCGTCGGGCGTCTTGAACAGGTCGGGTTCCTCCTCGGTGTGCCCGTTACCCTGTTGCGGGGCAGCCATAACCTCCTGCACCGGCAGCGCCTTGGGCTTGTTTTTCGACCCGGCGGGGCGACCACGGCCCGGAGCTTTCCCGGCTTCGTCCATGGCCTGCACCATGTCGAACGGAGAGCGCGTTACCGGGGCGGTAATCTCGGTGACGGTGGCGGTCGGGTTTATGACCCTTGGCCCCTGCGCGGCGACCTCGCCCCCGGTGATGCGTGCCAGTACCGGGCTTTCGCGCAACTCCAGCACGAGCGGGACGTATTTGTCCTCGACCGGCAAGTTGGGGCGGAACACCATGCTGGGGTGTGCCTTCACCGGATCGAACGTGATCCGGGTCCAGTAGGTCGAGTGGTGGATATCCTGCCGGGACATGGTGTCGCCCATGATCGCCAGCGAGTTGAGACTATCCGGCGGCACGCGCAGGAACATCGGTTCTGCCATCGGCATCCCCAGCGCGGCAGCGCTCTGGTCCGGGTGGACCAGCACGGCTACCCGCTTGTACTCGGAGCACTCCCGCCCCTTGCGACCGGTGTCGGCATCGGTCTTCCACACGTTGCGCTGGCACAGCGCGCAGCTGTCCGACTGTTTCTGGGTGACGTCGTCATCCGGCACGACTCCATCGATGGAGGCGCAAATCGGCCGGTCGCCCTCGGACGTGCTGGCGTCGTACTTCTTGTAGTAGCTGCGCGACTTCGCCTTGTTGTAGTCGAGGATCACCACGTCGAGGTGGCCGGATGGCGAGCCGTCGTCTGGACGGGTGACGATCTTGCGCTCGCCACGGTGGCGCAGCGCCCAGATTTTTCCCTTGTATGCGATGATCGGGTAGCTCTGACCAATGCCGTCGGAAAGATTGTCTTCCTGCGCGTTGACCTTGCCTTGAAAAAGTTTCGAGACGCCCTTCTGGAGGAAGATTGCGGGGACTTGGAGTTCCTGACCCATGTGATTCTCCTTTTGGAAATGGGTGTGAGTGTGCGTTGGTTTGGTTAAGACTTTGCCTTGCCGGGTGGACGGCGAACGCCGATACTAGATAGAGCGTTGAGGTTCACGCCGGTCGGCAACATGTTGTGTTCTTCCACGTAGGCTTTCACCGCCGTTGCGCTTGCACGGCGCTCCAGCAGGTCGAACTGCTTGTTTTCGAGGACAAAATCCATGAACGCGGAGGCATCCTGCACCGACGCAGTCCATCGCGTGCTGATGTAGCACGTGCCTGCGGAGGTTTTCAGGTTTTCCAGATTGTGCTCGTCCATAAACCTGTGAATAAGGCCCGCGAGTTTTTCCAGCAGTTCCCTCGGACCTTTAAGCTCCTCGGTGTGGCGTGCCTCCATCTCCCTGATCTTGTCGCGTATCGCGACGTATTGACTGGCACGTTTTTCCATATCTTCAGCCATTCGCAGTGTCTCCTTTTCTGTTTCCGTCACGGTAACCGGATCACCGAAGTTTTCCACGGTGTATGACGGATCGTTCGGGTCGAAGCCAAGTTCAATCAGCAGCGCGATATCCTCCTTACTTCTTTGCGTCATTGGTTGCCCCCTCCACCAGTTCCAAGAACGTGTTCTGCATGCTCTGGTGTTCTCGCAGCAGCTTGTAGAGGCGCCGCTCCACCGGGCTGCTCTGCAGGTGGAGTATCTGTTGCTTGTGCTTCTGGCCTATGCGCGTGATCCGCGCGTTGAACTGGTCGTAGGTGTCCAGCGATGTCGTAGGTAAAAACCAGATGATCATGCTGGCTGCGGTCAGCGTCAGCCCGTGCGACATGCACTGCGGGTGCGCCAGCAACACCTTGTACTTGTCGGTACTCTGAAACAGGCCGAAGTACTTCTCGCGGTGCGGGGTGTCACCGTGCACGCAGCAATGGTCGATGCCCACGTCCTTGCGGCTGAAAATCCTGCTGATCCCCTCGATCATGTGCCGGTATGGCACCGCCACCAGCACCTTCTCGTCGCAGGAATTTATCAGGTCGGCCATGGCCACCACGCGGGGAGTGGGGTCCAGCCGCACGAACTCTGGCCGCTTGGTATAGACCCACCCCCCAGCGATCTGCAGCAGCTTGTTCATCGCGGCACCCGCGTTCGCTGCCGTGATCTGCTTGGACTTGACCATGGCGGCCATCGCGGTTGCCACCTTCTTGTAGGTAGCTTGCTGCTCATCGCTCATCGCCACGTCCACGGTGCGCGATACTACAGGCGGCAGCTCGACCACGTCGTCCAGCGTGTAGCGGCAGGACGGCTGCATCCAGCCAAACGCAGTCGCCACGGCATCCGCCTTGGGCTTCCACAAATACGGCCCGATGTTCAGCATCAGCATGTCGCGGGCATGCGAGCGATATTTCGGCACGCGGCTCGGCGTCACGATCATGCCCTGCGCCCAGACGTCGGTTGGTTCGTTCGGCATGGGGGCACCGGTCATGCCCCAGACCACCGGGAATCGCTGCGCGAACTTGCGCATGCGCTTCGATCTATCGCTGTTATTTCTGTACACAGCGAGTTCATCCAGACACAACACATTTATATCTTTGCGGTCATACAACTCCTGCTCGATCACCTTCACGCCGTCGTGGTTGATGATGTAGATGTCTGCGTCCTGCTTGAGGCGCTCCAACCGCTGGGCGCGCGTACCGTGCAACACCTGCACCGTGCGACCTTGCAGCGTCATGAAGATTTCCTTGGCCCACACCAGACTGAGCGTGCTGAGCGGGGCCACCACCAGCATCTTGCCGACGAGCCCCTGCTTGCGCATGTAGTCCCATGCCCACAACGCAGTCTTGGTCTTGCCGGTGCCCATGTGGTTGAGGTTATAAAATCGCGGGTTCTCCACCATCAGGCGGCAGGTGGCACGCTGCACCTTGTAGGGAGTGCCCCCGCACCAGTCGTAGTAGATGTCTATCGGGTTCGGCACGTCGAACCCTAGATGCCGCAGCACCATGGTCTCGCCCAACCCGTGCGGGATGAGACGGTTACCGTCGGCGGTAACCGGCGCGCTGCCAAATGCCGAGACAACGCCCGGCTTGGGCGGCACGATGAGCGACTTGTGCTTGCGCGAGATGGTCAGCTGCATTAGCGCACCACATAATTCTTGGTGGGGGTAGTGGCGGGGTCTGCCCCGTTCACGAAGATTGGATTGATAAATTTCTTGACGCTACTGGTGCGCCCGACACCTGTCCGGAATGTGTGGATGTGACCACGTCGCAGATGCGGGCGTGGCGAGACACCGTTACCACTAGACTGCATGGGGGGCGGGGTCAGCTTGGTGACAGACAGATAGATGGTATCCGGTACGGCACTTCTGAAAGGGCCATTACCAATATTGCGGTGGCCACGCCTGTTGACCGCCACTGTCCGCTGCACATTGGATGCGGCCAGACTGCTGATCAGTGTCATGCAGGCGTAGCTGCCCGAGTCCATCAACGAGCGAAGAAATTCTTTCGGGTATTTGCTTGCCCCATACATCGTGTTTACTAGGACGACACCGCCATTGTCGTGCTCTATGACAAACAAACTGGCCATTTCGAACGCGGGCAGGTCCGGCGTGCTGCCGTCGCTATTCGGCAACCACATGAATTTGTCGGTTACCATGAATGATATCGAGCATGTGTCGGGTACATGGGGGCCGTCTTGCTTGAACCATCCTGCGCTGTTCGCTATTGAAGCCAGACGGAACGTTATAACGCACGTTTCATAGGGCAACCGGCATAGCCCGAACTCATCCATATCCTTGAGCGTGGCATACGCCTCATCCCAGCTCGTTGCTGCAACGAGCTGGGGCGTAATGATGAACTGATGACACCCGGTCTTTACTGACACCAGTACTCTCCATAGGTCTCAACGCTGCCCAGCGTGTCGTAGATTCCTGCCGAATGGTTGCGGTCACGCACCATGTCCAGCAGAGTGCGAATGTCGTGCTCGTCGCGCACCACGCAGACCAGACCGCCAGCCTTGGCGACATCCTTGGCGGTCATGATCTGCCTGAGCGTGAGCTTTTTCTTCAGTACCTTGGTTTCGATGGCGACGAACCTGCCGCTGAAGCAGCAGTAGTAGTCCAGCGCGGCGGCTCCCAGACCGCGCTGGACCGGCATGAACACGTAGCCGATGCTGCCCATGGCCCGCCTGACCTTGGCCTTAACGCGCGCTTCGGGGGTCATGTGTGGCCCTTCTGGTTACGCCACAGACGCCTGATGTCCATCCACAGGCGCTTGCGCCACGACAACCCGCGCACGTGCCGCAACAGATCGTGCAATGCGGCACCTTCGGAGGAGTAAAGCTTGCTCACCTTGCCGTCCTCGTCGCGCCAATGCCAACCGAGAAACCTGCCGTTATCGGTCACCGGAAACGGGTTGGCACCGTCAGTCATGGCCGTTGCCCCCGTTGCGATGCGTTACCGTGACGGCAACCGGCGACACGCGCCCGATCAACTGTTCCAGACTTTCGTGCACGATGCTTTTCATGCCGACAACATCGGCAGCGAGTTCAGCATGGCTCTCGATATCGCCGATCAGTTTCTCCTCGCGCTGCTTGATGACGCGCATGAGCGTGTCGAGGTGATCGCGCATGTCGGTCAGCTCGACAACAGTCTTGGAGCTGATGTTGTGCACGAGATTGGTGGCCATCTCCTTGGCCTGCACGGCGATGCTCTTGCCGGGGTCTTCGATCTTGGTCGGGGTTTCATTGTACGTTCGAGGCGCTATGGCCATGGCCTGTTACCTTTCCTGTTCGTGCTGCAGACGTGCCAGCAGCGCCGGGTGCACTTTCGTGCAGCGGCGCTGATGGCTACTCGACTAGGACGCAACTTCCGGCAGGGTCTTAGGGGCTGTTGGGGACAGTTCCGCCGGAAGATTTGTAGATACTCCCCACAAGGAGAGTTGTCAAGGGGCTAGTTGGCAAATTCCTCGGTCTTGACCAGCGGAAACCTGTGAATTTTTCCCGCGTTCAGCATCCGCCGTTCAAGGAAGTTGGGGCTCCCCTCACTGATCAGGAACGTCTTCTGCTTGGCGTTCTTTCTTACTCGGCGTTGGCGCGTGACCTTCACCGTCACCGTTGGGGTAACAAATGTAACAACACTGCGAACGTCCGGCTTTTTCTTCATGATAGCTAGAGATTTACTGATGTATTTCTGCATTGGTTCCATGTTTTTATACGTCCCTTTTACATACGCCAGCGCTCGCGCCAGCTTCTCCGGGCTATCTCCTAACTTGCCTAACGCCACATTGCAGTTAACGCATAGGAGGCCACGTACTTTGTCGCCATAGTGGTCTACACAAAGATTTCCATATTTCTCCATAGTTGGTGTTCGTGGGCAGAGAGCACAGTGACCCCCTTGAAGAAGCAGCAGGTAGTCGTAGTCGTTTAGTGATAGTTTATACTTACGTCTTAGACGCCCTGCCCGGTAGCTTTCTAACGATATCGGTCGTGGCTTCACTCCACGTCGCCGCCGTGCAGCAAGATCGTTTGCTGCACGTGTAGCCTTCCCCTTGGCAGAAGCTCTATACCGGGCAATAGCCGCTTTACCCTTGGGGGATCGACTATACAGTGTCTGTGGAGGTATCTTTTTCATGCGGCCTTAAACCTTTTACCATGAAATTGGCAGCTAAGCACAGGACACCAGCGCGCACACAACCCGCAGGGTTTCGGTGGGTAGTCCAGTGTCCTACTTGCTTCCTCCATGCGTTTCAACTGCGGCAGCAACGGCGGCCACTCCCGCACGATGGTGTCACGGTTGTAGACTTCCGGCGTGCCGACGCAGTCTTCCTTGAGCCAGACGAACTCGGCACGGATACGCTGCACCGTGGGATGGTGCACGAAGATACACTGGCTCATCAGCATGAGCTGGTTGGCGTCGTGCTTGACACCGCCGGTCTTGTAGTCGCGCGCCCTTGCCGATTTGCCGCTCGGGCTGATCCGCAGCACGTCGCAAATGCCGCGCAGCCATACGTTATGGGCGAACCACTGGGTCGGCTGGAAGTCCTTGGTAATCGCATACTGCTGCTCGACGTAGAGGGTCCCCTCACCGTGTTTGATCTCGTCGACCCACTTCTGATAGTCCTTCATGCTGTCTGGCAGGGGCGCCTTGCCCTCGGTGGCAAGCTGTATCGCCTTGTGCACCTCGTTGCCCCAGTCGAGCTGCTCGGTGCTGTCGGCAAAATTGTGGGCGATGTCCACCTCGTAGAATCTTTTCGGACAACTGTCATACGCTTTGTACTTGCTGTAGCTCCACGCCCACGCTTTCGCCATTCGCGACCTCCGTTTCATCCGCGCCCGGCCGTTCGAGCGCGCCGCCAAATTACCGGCGCGGTAACCGCCCGACAACCGTTGCGACGTTATACACCGCGCGCCCGCGCGCGTAGCACTGCCTGTCCTGTGCAGGCTTACTCGTCATCCCCGTCGTCCTTGCGCTTCAAACTCGACAACATGATCTGCGCCCGGGCCGACAGAATATAGGCGATCTGGCTCCGCATCGACGGTCCCGGCCGCGTTCCCGCCACGGTAATCAGCTCGTCCCGGCGCAGCCCGCACAGCCGGGGGACCACCGTGATGGTCGGCAGCCCGAGTCCCACGGATATCTCCCAGCCGTTGCGAGGCTGGTCCACCCGGCGCAGGTACAGCATGATCTGCAGCTTGAGCCGGGTGACGTTGATCGACTTGGCGGCATCGCGCGAGGTGCGGGGGTCGTGCCAGCGGAACGCCCCTCCGTCCGGATGAATCTCAGGCATTATTTTACGTCTCCATATGACTGACCGAAGCCCCCTTCGGCATCCAGCGGCAGTCCCGGTGCCCACATCGGTGCGCGGCGCATCTCGCGCAGGGCTGTTTCGAGACAGTCGTCCACCTTGTCGTCGGGCACGATCCAGATTAGCTCGTCGTGCGACTGCATCTGGAACGGGTAGCCCCGGTCGGATATGCGCAGCGCGTCGTGCATGGTGTTGGTCCTTGCGAGAAACTGCACGATGTTCTCCAGCATCTTGGCACCGTACATCTTGTGGGTCCTGCCTGCATAGTCGAACAGGAACTCTTGTGTTTCGGCGTCGAACCGGGGCTTGCCGTAGTGCATCTTCAGGTCGCCCGGTCCCTCGACGTAGCCGTGCCCGATGTTCACCGGGCCGAACTGCATCACGGGCGGGACGCCGTGGCACCACGTCGTTGCCAAGATACCGTCCAGCCGCTTCCACGCAAACACGATACGCGGATTGGCCAGCCGGTAGACCTTGACGGCGTGACGGGCCATGCCCTCGTCCCATGTAGTGCCCAAGTCCACGCCCAGCATGCGGGCACTGCTGATCACCATGGCGTTGAACCGCTCGTGACCGCAGCCATAGCCCAACCCTAGGGTTGCCGATTTTCCAATGAAGCGGTGAACCGGGTGTTTGGTTTTGTCCACTTCAAACCCGAATATGCGCGAGGCCATGGCGGCATAAGGGTCGGCACGGTCGCGGAACAACTGCAGCAGGTCCTCCTGCCCGCAGATGTACGCGGTAATACGGCAGTTGGACACAATAACCCCCGACACCATAAAGCGATGTCGGGGTCCCGCGTTTACAATGTCATAGACCTTGGCTTTTTTCGGTAGCTGGTCTTGTAGCGCTGAATTATCTGTTCGCCGGTCAGTCCTTGCCTGACCAGAAGCCGGATTTGATCTGGACCATAACCGCACTCCGGGTATCGCCGCCTGAAATCCTCCCGCGCCAATTTGATGCCGGAACGCATCGTCACCCAAGCCGTAGTAATCCGGTTGTTGGCATTCACCTGCCGTGTTGACAGTTGCAAATTGCCCGGTTCGTAGTGTCCGTCGTTGTCGATGCGGTCTATCTCCAGCCCATCGTAGGAAGGGTGCGACAAGTTTTCCAGCACCCATAGCACTGAGGTTTTCACGTCCTTGAACTGAAATTTTATGCCCCGTGCGCCATAGGTCTTGTAGCCGGGACATGACGGAGCTTCGCACCTGCGTTTGGCGTACTGCATGCGCTCGGTTAGCCGTTTGAATATCCAAACCAAGTGTGGCGGCAATTGACAGCGGGACACCTTCTTTAGCCGGATCGCTTGCCGGATAGACAACATGCTCTGGTGTCGCGGTAAGCCCTTGGTAGCTGATAACTGTTTGTATTCCCTTAAAGACGACGCCTTCGTGTGAGACAAATTCTGTGCCATCCCAAACCCTGTCTGTCAGCTGTACATTCTGGATAGCCTTTGGACCTTGTTCTGTCAATACAAGCTGACCTTCAGCGATGCATTCTACTTGAGACTTGTCCGCGACCACCACCTTGTGGCCGGGAGGTGCACACAAGGCTTTACGCAGTTTGCTGACCTTGCCCCCACGCCCAGATGGTAAGTTTTGTAAATTACAACTCCAATCCCCACTTAGTCTATGTGTATGCGCACCGGCGTATTTCAGCGGCACCGGCAGGTTACCGTCACAGTAACCCGGCCAGTCGAGTTTCGCGATGGACAGCAGGCGCACCGTCCGTGTCTCCTCGATGGTGCTGCGCACGCCCAGTCGTGCCGCCGCAAGCGCCTGCACGGTGGGGTCCTCGTGCTGAAGTAAATCAGCCATGAACTGGTCGGTCTTGCTGAATGCGGGGATCGTGCGCGATGGGTCAGTCACGCTCGGCTTGCGCACGATCTCCACGCCCCGCTGGACCAGCAGGTTCTGGAACTTGGCAGTCGAGCGCAGCTCGCCAGCCTCGGTGATCCCGGCACTGGTCAGCAGCTGGGCCCGCTCTTTGCGGATATCCAGCAGGTGCTGCTCCAGCATCGGGGTGTCCACCTTGAACTTCGGCACCATGGCACAGCGCATCACCCGGTCCATGATTCTTCTTTCGGGTTGAGGAAACTCCGGCATCAGCTTGTTGAAGATGTTCCGGTTCATGTCGTTGTCATTGCGGGCATAGGACTTGTAGGCTTCCCACAACAGGTAGTTTCCGGTGAGGTCGGCACGGCGCTTTCCCCGGTAGTTGTGCAGGATCGTTCCCTTGTCACCCACGCCAAGGCTTCTTCCGACTTCGGCCAGACTATGACGCTGCAGCAGGTGGCCGCGCAGGGCCACAGCCAGCCGCATCGTGCACACAATGCGGGCTGGTACGC